CACTTCTGATCTGTATTTACAGAAGTTACTGCAAACTGCTGAGCAGATGTTTGATTTACTTTTGACCATAGCCTGCCCCCCCCCCCCAACGGAAGTTGTATCAAATCTAGAGATTGGAGTCTTTGTCATTTGTTGGATATCTAACTCGTATTTTGGATATAGTGTAATGTCCCCGTCTGTTACTCCAGCCTCATAATTAAATGAAGTGGTTAATCCTGCATCAATACACCAGTTTACAAATCTGTATCCTTCTCTTTCAGGTGCTGCGGGAATGTTAACATTGTCACCTAATTTGTACTTAATTTGAATATTAAGGCAGGGAATTGTTATGCGATCTGCCCACTCAACGATCACTGGCAGATATCTGTAATACGTATCTCCTGAAAATCTAGACCAAGATACTGCCGTATACGTACCTTTTGGTATCTGTGTACCAGTTGCATATAAATAAGACTCAACATGGTATGATCTACTTCCAGACAACGATGTTCCACTTTTTACTGAAATATCCACATCCAATCCCGAAGGATTTCCTGATATTGTTTTTCCTTTGTAATTTGTAGAAGAGCTTGGAGCATCGTTACCTAGTGAATTGTACATACCTGCTAAACTCTTTTTTTCAGTGTAGTCCCTACCGTCTATAGTCAAACTTGGGAGGTTATCACGCTGTTCATAAACAGGAATGAACACATAATGTCCAGTCGATGGAAATGTGCCACTTGATCCACTAGTTAGTATCATAATGTCATAATATAAATTGGCATTATAGGCTGAATTTGATTTTTGATAAGCCAGCAGCACTATGCCTCTATAGTAATAATCGTCGTCATATCTGTCTGTGTAAGAACGCATTGTATAACTATTACCATTTATTGTTAGCACATCATCTGACAGTTTATAGCTCCGCCCTGCACACCCCGTGATTTCATAATGAGATTCAGGATTTAGGCGGCGCCCATTTCCGACATAAAGAGCAACATTGGCATTGCATGCCATCAGATCACCGCCTTAGTGCCGACAGTCCCGTATTTAGTAACTGCATTGAATGATGCCTGATACCCCACTTTGTTGCCTTGTGATTTTGTAATATTAAAATCCGTGATGTCTAGTATGCGGTCATCAACCATCAGAGCTTCTTTCAGTCTTCTTTCCAGTTCCGTTTCAACATAATCCTGACGTTTGCCAAGCAGATCGAACAGCTCAACCCCAAAGTCAGGAGAATAGATGTACCATTTGTACCGTTCAGTCCTTAATATGATCTCGATAGCCTGAGTCACAGCATCAAGTCCAGAGATGACTTTATGCACTCGTTTGTTGGCAAAATCAATCTGCCAAGTATCGTCAAAGTACTCTTTGATTTTAATCTCTCTAGACTAGGATATTGTCTTTGGTATCATCATTCCACCTTGTCGATGAGGTAATATTTCTGACCGCCTGCAGATCTGATAACTAAGAGCTTGTCTCCCACTGCAAGTTTTTCTTTTGAGACCATTGCACTCTTTGAGATCTGCTTGCCTGAGACGATCAACTTGCTGTTAATCTGCACCTGCAGAGGATCGTCTTTCAGCACCTGCCCTTCTATAATATCGCATGGTGCTTGTGCATTTACAGCATCGACTGCAGCGCGCTTGATTAACTAATCTAAACTCATCATTGCTTGTATGCTCTAACTTGATTTAATATATACTTTACATTAGAGTGATCAGACATTGTACATAGTATGGATCTCGAAGACAGCGATCAAAAATTATTGAATGTTATTTCTCAAATTCAATCAACACGCCAGCCATGTATGAAATTATTCAAAAAATCGTGTATATCCTTCAGACAGTAAGAGAGGATTTGGGCTATGATTATGGAGTTGGATATTGTGGCTCCTATTGTGATAACCTTGCATACACGCTGCGGTACTGTGGGGATGCTGATATCTTGAACTGCAGTACAAAGACGTGTGCAATATTATCTCGTGCATTGACGAACCTGATATTAAATTAAGTCTTGCCGTTGTCGACCTGATCAATAAACTTGTAGCCAGAACTGATGAAGAACTCGAGTTGCTCGCTACGGTGTTATATATTGATCAAAGGCTGAAAGATGCTGCAGAAAACCTTCGAGATCTTCATAGAAAAGTAACAGAATGTAAGCTGCATGCATTATAATCAAGCACCATCTAATAAATATTATTAAACATATGCCGGTATAGGCCGGTAATATGGATTTTGAAGAAAAATTATCCCAGTTTACAGCTAGAATTCCACGAATAAAATCCGCAGTTGCTACAGAAGAGGCAACTAAAACTGCATTGATACTGCCATTTATTGGTATATTGGGCTATGATTATACAAATCCTCTTGAGGTTTGTCCTGAATATACTGCTGATTATGGAGTAAAAAATGGAGAGAAGGTGGATTATGCGATCTTCAAGGACGATTGCCCTGCTATTCTCATTGAATGCAAAATGATAGGAGCCGATCTCAAAAACCATGGATCTCAGTTATTCAGATATTTCTCAACCTGCCAAGCGAAAATTGGCATCTTGACCAATGGAATCGAATATCGTTTTTTCTCAGATCTTGAACGTGCAAACCAGATGGACACTAAACCTTTTTTGGAAATAAATCTAGAATCATTGGATGAACAGCAGATCACTCAGCTTAAACGGTTTAGAAAAGAGGAATTCGACGTTAACAAACTATTGCCGTCTGCTGCGAACATGATAATTTTGAAAGAATTAACTAGCCTTCTAAATTCAGAAATGGAATCGCCATCGCAGGATTTTGTGAAATATCTGGCGTCACACATACACGAAGGCAGGATAACAACAAATGTGATTGATACCTACGCGCCACTTGTAAAATCGGCAATGAACCAGATGGTTAACACACGCATTAATGAAAAGCTCAAATCCGTAATGGATAAAACAGAAGAAGAGCATAAAGAAGCAGTAGAGGATGTAGCAAAGATCATTGAAGAAATTGAAACAACTGAAGAAGAGATGCTGGGATATCACATTGTACAAGCTATTTGCGGCAAGCTGGTGCCCCTTAATAAGGTTACAATGAGAGATTCAAAATCGTATTGTGCAGTACTATATGATGACAATAATCGGCGTCCAATCTGCAGGCTGCATTTTAACAGGGCTCAGAAGTATCTTGGAATATTCGATGAGAATAAAGAGGAGATAAAGAAGCCGATCGATGATATTACTGACATATACAAATATCAAGATGAGATAATTGGCACTTTAAATCGATATACACAGCTGGTAAAAAGCAATGGAAATTAATTTTGTTTTTATAGTGGCTAACGCCACTATATTAACATAAATAATTAAAAAAATGTTAAGATAATAGTCGCTTCTTCTTAGTTTCAAATTCTTCTTGCGTAAGTATGCCCTCATCAACAAGCTCTTTGAGTTTTCTGAGTTCTTCTATGTAGCTAAGATCTTTTTCTTCTGTTTTAGTGCTGATCGACTGAGCTGTATTTTGTTTTGAATTCATTGCATACGCAATCAGGTCTTCAATTGCTCGGGCGTCTTCTATCGCTTTGCTTACTAAGCTTGTACCCCTCTTCGCTCTGCACTTCAGAGTTTTGACAGTTACCGAAGTATTGGTGCTGCTGTTAGTTCTGATTCTGACCGATATCGAATCAACATATTCAACGTTAGTCTTGCCGGCCATGCCACCGACAATCGCACCGGTTCCTCCGAATAGCAGACCTCCTGCAGCCGCACCCAATAGTCCAGTATTGGATCCAGGCACATCATCTACACAGATCTCGCAACCGGTAATCTGTGTATATGCAAGGTATGTGTCTGTCCCTTTGCCACCGTTTAATATCTTAATGTATTCATGATCATCATCAATTTCAAGATAGGGATAATATGACTTCGTGGGAGAAAAATCTAGAATCGTGCTTGTGTTACCTGAAGACTCATATTCTCGTATGTATCTCTTGGATGCTGCCGTTTGGTCTGATTTTATCTCTCGTTTGGCGTTAGTTATCACAACAGCAGGCTTCCTGTTAAATATCCCCATATTAACTGTATCTGATTGTTTATATTTAATAAGTTCATTCTTTAAATCCGCCTCTACCCGACAGCGTGAGATCCATAGTGTGCACCCCGTCCCACTTATGAGTAACTTCTTCCACAAGCATGAACTGGCTGACTTTCAAATCTCCTAGATCTACAACTATTGGAATATTGTACCCAGCTTTCACACTCAGATCTCCGAATGCACCATCGATCTGCAGATGCCTTGATACTTGGTTCTCAGTAGCCAGAAGATTCTTCACTCTGTCGGCTGCAAATCCAACATCATTTATAGATTCATAATGCTGTAGTATTCCCCACTTGTTGATGTTTTCCTGATCCTACTCTAAAAATATCGTCTGCTCGCCTGACTCTGTGGAATACACAAGCTTAATCCTATTGGCCGTGTCAGAATCTATGCTTCTCTTGTATGAGTAAGACTGCATCGTATGATTATCAATCAGACAGTCTGCTATCAATGAGTCGCAGTCTTTAAGGCAGATCTTCCCGAAGTCGTCGTAAAGAATAAACAGTTTCTGAGAGTAAAGCAGGGTGCGGTCGATTGCATTCTAGATAATATCAAAAAGTGTCTGGTTGTCTTCAACCGCAGTGAGTAGAATCTCAGTGTCGTCTATGTCACCAAGTTCCAACCCGTAGTCTGCTGCAATGGCTCTCACAAGTGTTGATGCACTCCATCCTTCTACTCCTTTCTCAATTTCTTCTGTAATTGGATACACGTATGTATCAGAGTTGGAAAGGTAACGCAACTGGTCGTAAGCTGTGATGGAGATTAAGTCTCCCTCGTCCCTTTCTTCTGTGAATATGTACCCCCAGAAAACGTCCTTATCATCGGCACGCAGGCGTACAACATCCCCGAAGTTCAAGGTCGGGAGATTATTGTCTTTCAGTATGCTGAATTTTAAAGTCCCCGGAGATCCATAACGTTTCAATCCTAGTACCACCCCGCCTTCAATACTTGGGAACGTTATTTTACCGTCTGCAGAGATGATGCCTATTTCTACAGCATCTTTTGTTTTTACATCTATATCTGAAAAATACTGCTTGCGGTACTGCTTGTAGGCTTCGTTAGATTCGTTCACCACGTCTTTTGCCAGCGTAGAGACATGTTTGGATGCTTTATCTCCCATCAGCCATATCTGATACTCATTTGATGTCAGTCCAGAACCATCATCGCTCGAATCCTGTATCTGTTTCCATAGATTATCTTCAACTTTATCTCCTGAACTCAGAGACCCAGAACTCTCAATCTTTTCAAGAACTTCTCCTCCGGTCAAGTTCCAGTCATACCTTACGGCCTTGATTTCAACATCTGTCTTATTCCAATTCAAATCAAATGACTCAGTTATGATGTTTGTGCTGTGGGGTGTAGTTATGCCCTTCCGTTCAAAGAATCTCTCCATTTCATGCTCTGTTTCATTGTACTCGATCTTAAAATTGAATTTATTTCTTAATAAATTACTCGGAGCGACTGAAAAGATGACTTTGAATTTGTTAGTACCCTTGCCTTCCCACTGCGGACGAAGATAGTTGAGTTTGCTCATAGTCGTATCTCCTTCCCAGGCTGCAGTGTTTCAGTTGCAGACACATCGTTCTTTTCACTAAGATATTTGAGTGCTGTGTCGTTCACAGATCCAAGTACACGCTTAATAACTGTCCATAGCGTCTCTCCAGGTCTTGCAGTAGCGGAAGCTGGAATTTCTCGCGTCGACGCTCTGCTTGTTGACTTAGATTGCAGATTCCCGGAAGAATCAAAACTTATGATCTTGGCGCCGTATGGTTTGTATTGCTTTAGGTTTAAATTGACAAGAATATCTGTACCTTGATCGGCATTGTCTTCAATCGTGTATTTCTCCAAAGCCATCTGTATATTTGTGCTCCAAAGCCTTTGAGTACCCATTGTTCTTGTGACTATAAATTGAAACGGCTTTTTGTTACTGATCAACTGCTCGAATCTGCTGAGATAATATGTTGGATCTCGGAAAAATCCGTCATACTATGCCCATCCATACTGGGTAGAAGGAATCAGCAGTTCAACAGATACAGAAGTCAGAGACGGGGATTTTAAAACATTGACAGTCTCACCGGATGCTAGTTCATACGTCTTGTTTTTACCGTTGACGACCATAGAAATTTTTGACGGAGCAACCGGCATTAACACTCCGTCTACATACAGCTAATACATGTAACAGACACAGTCACTGTATAATAAATACTGTACTGTGTCCGTCAAGTTTTAGTAATTTTTATATTTGCAAGTCTTCACTTGTACTTCTTATTATGATTAATATGAATGTACTCCCTTGCCTCCATTGTTCAGCGCATCATTTAGTGATCTTTCTATCTCTCTCACAACTCCGTCGACGTCGGCATCTTTTGAAATCTTCTGATCGAATGTGGCTGTATAGTTCACCGTTACTACATTGACCCGCTCGCGGTAGCTTGTCTTTGTCAGATCGATCAGGGCGTCGATATCGTCAGTTGTGAGCTCAGTATTATCTGCTATCTGTTCCGTGTTTGACTGTATTCCTGATAGCAGCTGCTCATATTCTGATGATGTTGTAAGATCTCCAACGTCAGGGGTTGTCAGAGAAAACATTCCGCCAACTGAGTTAGCAAGTCCTTCTCCTTTTCCGTACCCTTTGTTATAGTATGCTCCGACATCTTTGTATGCGATCTTGTGCGCATCGTAGTCAAAGCCCATATCCACTTTACCGATAGTCTTGATATTAACTCCGGGAATGTAGTTGAGGGCATTAATCACCCAGTTCAAGCCTCCGATTATGCCGTTAACAAGCTTCTCAATCGAACCTGTAAGGATATCAACGACTTTCATTCCGAAGTTGAGTATACCAGCAAAGACGTTGTAGAATACAGCGTACAGGCTGTAGAGCGCCCCTGTGATAATCCCGGTTGCAGATATGGATGATCCAGTAAACTTGTTAAAAGCGAAGACGATGAGATATATTGCCCCAACAACAAGCAGCGATGCAGCGATAAAAGGCAATAGCGGTGCAGCAGCCATCCATGCGGCTGCTGCAAACCCCATCATTCCGCCCGATGCAGCATACATTGCAATAGATTGTCTCCATGCAGCTGCCGCCGCTGCATCCGTTTTCATTCTGTATGCAAACAATGTCATATTGAGTACACTCATCATTGCATTTTTGCTAGCAATGATGGTCTTGTGAGCCATTTCTGCAGCGGCGCTCATTTTCAGACGTGCAGAATTGACCATCAGCAGAGTACCGTACGCTCCGAGAATAACGATGCCTGCTGTGAGAATCGGACCTGCGATATTCCAGTTATTAGTGATCACTCCTAAGACCGACCCGAGTGCCGATACCGCAACTCCTGCAACAGCTCCAAGACTTCCCAGCAGGCCCTACGCGATCGTTATGAAATCAGTCATTGTCGAACTGTTCATGATTGATTCCATCTCCTCCCACAAAGGCTGAAATGCCTGCAGCAAGTTATTCTGCAGTTTTGTTTTCATATCCTCCCAAGTGAGGGGCATCTGCTCAAACTTTTTATTGATGTCTTCAGCTGCTAAAAACATTGCATTTTTGATCTCCTGTGCAGTAATCTCCCCGGCTGCCGCGAGTTCTTTCATTGAATCTATCGGCTTGCCCATTGATTTAGCGATATAGCCGATAATCTGAGGCGCGTTTTCGAAAATTGCATTGAACTCTTCTCCTCTCAGCACTCCAGAGGACAAAGCCTGCGTCATCTGCAGCATTACTGAGCTAGCTCCCTGCGCTGATACCCCTGAAATAATGAACTGCTTGTTTAACAACTCAGTAAACGCAACTATTTCTCTTGTTGAATTGAAAAGTCCGTCAGTTTGACCTGCAAGTTTGGCAACAGAATCAGCAGTTTCAGTGTAGCTACCATATGCTCTGTTTGCAGACTGAAAAATCATATCATTGAGCTCTGCAGTTGTCTGCTGTCCATCATTGATTAAATCAAGACGGGCTTTGGTATTAGTCATCAGTGAAGATGTCTCAAGAACCTTGTTGACTGCATAAGCGCTGACAAGTGTAGCGCCTATTCCTATGACTGTGCCTTTAAGTTTCTCAGCTGCATCACTTGACCGTTTGACTGAGCTTGTATACATGTTCTGCTTACGTGTGTTCTGATCAGTCTCCGTTCCTACTTTGCGAAGTACCTCTGCAACTCTCTCCATCTGCTAGGTAACCTGCTGCGTACTCTGCCTGAATGCATCCATCTGCGTTGTGGCAGACGCTATAGTGGGAGATTCTATGGTTACGCTGCTTGTGAGTTTATTAAGTTCTGTAAACTATCGTATCAGCGTCTCTGTGCTTTGAGATATGTGCTGCAGGATGGTGCTTGCCTTGTCGACTACGATGATTTCTGCACTGAGTGTATCGGTCATTTTGTTTCCTTTCTTGCGTTTTCAACTGCTTCTTTTTCAGTCTGTGCCTTATACTCCATGAATGCCCAGATTGCAGCTTTGTCCTCTATTGATAAACTGCAGAACACTGATGGAAGGATGCCATGCTCATTAAACGCCATCATCGCAAGCACGGCATCGGCATCCCTGGAGGCAATCAGTTTTTTACATGTTCCTTCTTTGTTGCCAGTGTGGAGGTGTCAAAACCCTGATATTTCAGCATTGCAATCTGCAGCATCTGATATTCTCCAGGGGATAACATCTTGAGCAGCAGGTCAGATGCTTTGATTGTACCCCAGCTATCGTTTAGTTCTTTATTTTTAAGATTTGGGTAGACGCAAGATGCAACGATAAGATCTGCAGCATACTTGTCCTGGTCGAAACGGGGGATTGTTATTCCACTTTCTGTAGTTATCTGCCTGGTAGCAGAGGCTCTGATTGCCCTGTCTTCATCCGCAGTGAGTTTGCGAAATTCCCACTCAGCATAGTTTATGACTGGATTGCCATCTTCATCGTATGTCTAATTCCCGTCAACATCCAATATCGGGGTTCCAAAGCTCTTGGATACTACCATTTTCATGTTTGCAGTTTCCATTACGTTTGAATTTAAAAATACATCAAACTCCATGTTTAATCCTCCATGGGATTATACTCATTGCCAACGATGAGACCGTCAGCCGTAAGTGATAGTGTCTTTTTAAGTTCATTTGATGAGGCGTCTATATTGAACAAAGTAGAGTTCGATACTAGACAGTCAGTGAATGTGTAGATACGCTTACCCACATCTGCAGTTGGATCCTCAGAAACAAGCTTCATGCTGAAGTACACAGACCTTCCGTTTTTGATAAAATCATACAGCTGAGCTGTGAATGCATCTGAGTTGTCGTAGATCTCAGCGGAGCCAGTAATCTCTCCGCCGAAGTTTCTATGAACTTTGAGACTTGACCCTAGCACGTCCAAGGCGCTATTGCCCAAGTCAATCTCCCACTTTATGTTATAAAGATTAGGGAGAGGTTTATACTCCCCGTTTTCATCAATCCAGCATTCTCCTTCTTTTGCAGATACAATTTGTTTTCCTCTTATCATATAAATCACCTCAGCTTACGTTAACTGAAAGATACAGAATTTCCATGGCTCCTGTCGGATTCAATGCTACATTCAGAACAACGTCAGTCTTACCGCTGCCTGGTTTGCAACTCACGTCCGTCTCGGAAAAATACTGCAGTGCTCTGAATGTATTCTGCAGCAGATACCCTGTCTCAATTGCGATCTGGCTGAGGGTTGCCCTGCCAACGTCATCATTGCGTTCTTTTCCTAAACATCTTAAATACCACTGGTCCGCGACAGTCTGTATGTAGGTGTCGATAGTCCTGACAACGTCTCCGTTCCTCATGACTTCGCTTTCCTCTGGAATAATTGTCACAAGGTTGGTGTAGTCTTTAAAGACGACAGCATGATCGCCGTTTATGTGAAGAGCTAGCTTGCATTCATCAATCACATCGTCAAGCTGTGCAGATGTCAGATTGACGTTTCCAGATGCTTCACCATCGTATGTGACGTTAGTCATTGACTTCCCGATGCCGATGCCGCCTATCAGGCCAAGGAACCAAGGCACATACTACACGCCGTTTGCTATGCTGTATCCGTGTCTTGAGTCAATTTCAGCATCACACAGCACTAAATTGCGCAGTTTTCCTTTGTTTGTAATGCCATCTTTAAGGAAAGCTATGTAAAGCTCAGCAGTTGCCTTGTCTGTGCCCTTGTAACCGATTGCATCAAAAGCATATGAGTCTACAGCGTTGAGAAATGAAGCATGAGAGTCGCCAGTAACCGCACCATTTTCGCCGGTTGTCATGGATACGGTACCTGCTGATATTGACACTTCTGGATCGTTAGACCAGTTTACATATCCATTCGAGACAAGTTCACTCAGGGCAGATACGCCTTTCTGTTCATCTACCATCGCGCTGTCAAAATAAGTGGTAAAGTCCCATTTAGACCCGTCATCAACGTTAGGCGACACCACGATCTTAATATCGTTGCCTTTTGTTCCACCGTATTTTGCGGTTCCGAATCTGCACTGTGCTTTCACAGATCCTGTTGAATTCAGCCTGTAGAAAATGAGTTTGCTAGCATTCTTGAATATATCTCTTATATCTGCAAGCTAAGCCGCCGCGGCATTATATCCAAAAACGCTCTTAGAATCTTTGAGAAAGTCTGAAGAGCTAATGATCTGTATGCCTTCTCTGCCCCAGTCCATTTCCAGCCCCATTGCTACTGTTCCTCTGTCTGCTACCGTGACTGCTGCAGATCCTACAGTTGTTACGGATCCATATATTCCAGGCGCTACCTTATTCATATTCAGTACGCCTGTTGTCATTGTGCTTGGCCATGTCATTAGTTTACCCTCTTTTGTCTGTATGATTCTATCTCATTATCTGCCTGATCAAGTGTGTAGATCCCATTGTCATCTAATACTGCAGCGAGAATCCACCTATACATTTTGTATTTTTTAGATTTTATTAATTTATCTTTTGTGTATGTTGTATTTTCCATTCAATCACCTTTCACTCTTGCATCTGTTACTAAGTTCATCTGCAGCTCCGCTTCTCCTTTAGGTTTGAAAACATGTAACGAAAAATCAACAAATACTGAGAGCACCAAATCTGTAATCTTTGCAGATCTGTTCTCTCCCCTGATTATAAGATCGCCGATCCGTATATATTCAAGAGCATCTAGTATCTTACACTGCAGGCTGTTGATTTCTTTAATGGGCTCTGTTTCATCTTTTGGCCAGTACAGCACCGTGAACGAATATGTCTGTCTGTATCTCTTATCGATCAGCTGTTCTTCGCTCATCAAGCCCTGCTGTATAGCAAAGCTGCCAGGTCGAAATCCCTATTCCACAGGCTCTAAGTAAATCTCAAAGGATGAAAACATCTCATGCAGCCTGATGCTGATTGCATCAGTTATATTGGAGATCATCGCCTGCCTCCTGTGAATATAGAAAGCTCCCTGCAGATCTGAGGTACTTCTTTCTTGGTCTGAGCGATTGCGTCATTCAGCATGTGTTTTCCAGGTACCCAGCTTGTTTTCAGCTGTCTGCCTATTGCCGGTACATACCTACCAGGAGTCTGCCTGTGCCCTTCTTCGACATACAGTGCATACGGCACAGGATTAATTACGGAATACCTGCCGCTGCTTATTTTTTCCACAGACCAGCCTCTTCTGAGTGTGCCTCCCTGTGTGACACGCCTGCCGTTTTCATCAAAAGTTCCGAGGCCTACTGGAGTGAGGTTTACGACGTTGGCAAGCAGTTTTGCTGCTACTGCTCTTGCAAGAGCATCCATGCCGTCCTGATGCATCCGCAGCTATTGCTTAAATGAATTAAATCCGGACAACTTTACTGCCATTATGCCTTCTCCTCTTTTATCAGCGCGACTTCCTGGTGCGTGCTGTACACTTTAGAAGTGCCTGCTGCCTTATAATCTGTCGTAATGCTGTTCTGAGTGACTTGTATTCTTGAACCAGGTTTAATAGTTACATTATTAGAAATAAACAGTATAATTTCCTATCTTGCCTCAGCAGGATTGCCTGAAGCTGCAGGAGACTGCCCGTAGGATACTCTGCATTTTACTCCTTCCACAATAGGAATGTAATGCTTGACTGTACGTTTATTGTCAGCGTCGACAACGGATGATTCTTCCAGAATAATGCACGACCCAGTCCATAGAGACCGAATGGCATTGGAGTACTTTATCATAGCTTTCTCCATCTCTGCAGAAGCAGATAATCTAATGTCGACTTTTCTTTTAGAGTGTTCAGATACAGATCTTTTCTAGACATGCCCTGACTGTATGTGATGGATGTATCTCCTTCTGAGATCTGTGTGATATCTTCGGAATCTATATCGAACTGTCCGCTCGTATACTTTGATAAAAGAAATCTTGCTGCAGCGACGTCTGTTACATAACTGCATAAGGCAGGAGGAACAATGGAAGTGTGGCAGTAACTTGTAATCTCTCTAGATACTGAGTCGATCTGATGCTGTATATAGCCGTCGTCGCTGGAGAGCGGAGTGTACTCGTAGTGCAGCAGCAGTGTTTTTACGTCGTCAATCATTTTTCGCCCTCGCTTATCTGTTTGTATGTCATATTCTGCATCCTTTTATATGTGTAGTTCTTAGCATAATAGGAATAATCTAAAGGTACGACGTCGACAGAAATGAGATACGTGCTGCCTGCTGTTACTGTCTGCGGAGTCAGCGATATGTCTCTGATCAAAATAGTCATAGATCATCCCACTTTGATTGTGTATCTGGGCCTGCGGATCTCGGCGGCAATTGTGTATATGAGGCAGAGTTCATAGAATCCAGGCTCATCTAGCTGTATAATCATTGAGACATTGTGCCCGTCAATTATGCAGTCTCCGCTGACCACGGCCTCATTGCCCCTCATGATCTCATATGCTGCACTCGCTACGATGAAATCTTTATTGTCTTTATGATTCAATTCGAATTCTAATCTCTTTCGTTCCCCTTTCCACCATTCAATCATTGCAGCACCTGATTTGTGTAAGTTTAATTGAGTACGGATCAGGCAGCAGATCTATGGTGTAGCAGTCTTCGGCAAGTTTTATGCATACAAGCCTGCCATCAGCAATCCATAATATCGCTGTCCTGTATCCTATTGCTCCTGAGTCTTTCTGTGCCCAGATTTCGCAGACGTAATAGCCGTCCTGGTAGTCGGCTGGAACCTGCAACTCGAAAGTGTTTGCAGATGCGGGGACCCACTCGACAGGTTTCCCATCGACTCTTCCCCACACCTTGGTGTACATCAGTCGTCCTCACAGGTAACTCTGATTGTATAGACTGTACCCGTTGTAGTTGTCTGCTCAATCAGTTCCACATCGGTAATCAGAGGCGCCTTTGTATCTAACGTAACTGTTCTGGTAATCGTTGAAGACTTGCCTGCGCTGTCGGTCGATGTGATTTCGATTGTGTTTTCACCTTCAGATTTCAGTGTTATGTCTTTACTGAATTTACCATCAGCATTGACTTCAACTGCACCCTGGTCAACAGTGTTGAGTTTGATTGCAACTGTGACAGGACTGGATGTAACATCGTTGGTAGTACCGCTCACGGTGCATTTTGCAACGTTTGTAACTGTTTTATCTGCAGGTGTAGGTACAGTAAGACTTGGAGGTGTGGTATCAATTTTGAATGTAACGCTGGCTGTTGTGGATAGATTTCCGTCGTAATCACTTGCAGAAAATGTAACGGTATGAGATCCATCGGCAAGGGCGGTAGGGGGAGTGTAAGTTCCAGTGTATGATGCCCCGGAACCTGTCAGAGTGATGTTCTGTACTGCTCCGCCGTCGACCTGCAGCCTGCCGCTATCAGGCTTGATTCCCGATCCGCTATCTGAAGCGGATAGAGTAATCACAGGCCTGTTCGAAATGGTCGTGTCTCCTGCAGTAGGAGATGTTATAGAAACTATAGGTTTGGTTGTCTCTGTGACAAAAAGACGAAGCTTGCTGCCCAGTGTCTCATTATCTGCATTAACTGTAGTTTTGTTGCCGGCAGCGTCAGTCACAGTAACCGTGTGACTGTAATATCCCTTTCCAGCCGCTCCTGGTCCTACACCAGGTCCGGCTCCAGCATTGTTTTTACTGGAAGTCTGACTGGGTGCAGTGGCAGACCCTTCCCATTTTCCGTTTATAGAGTTATATGTCAGATTTATCGTCTGACCATCGGAGGTGACGACCGTGACTGTGCTTACCGTCATAGTCTCACCTCATTCCACAGATTTTATCCGAATGATCGGAATAAATTTGTGATTGTAAACACGCCTGCCGGTTGTTTCTCCGTTGGAAGCGAGTTGCCAGTTTGCTCCGTCTGCGAAGTTGTCATTAGTCGGAGAGCCGATCGGTGTTGCTGCCTCAAAGCTGAATCCTTTAGGAGCCAGGACTTTACGCCATTTGTAGTAGACTTTGAGCACTCCTCCCCTTTCCTCCGGGTCATACTTGTCGAAATAGGGGCGGTCGACCGGCACGTCTTCATAATCCCATGCCCCTGCGCCTACAATGTATGAAACAGATTCCAAGCCTGCTTCAGTCTTTGTCTTTGGTAGCAGGTCTGTCTTGATAACATCTTTGCCTAAGATCGTGTAAATAGGCACGTCTTTGGTATAGCCATCCGGAGACGTCCCCTTGACATATTCAGCCAGGCCTTTTTTCTTGAGATTGGTAACTGTCTTTGAGTTGCCGATGACCATGGTGTACTGATCATCATATTCTCCAGAGGCCTGTTGTATAGCATCTAAGATCGAATCTTCTGTTAGAGCTGTATCTAATTCGATAGTGTGTGCTTCAGCGAACTCTGCTTCTTTGGATCCAGTTGTGAATCCTGCTGTGCCTCCGAATACTCCCGATAACTAACTAATCAGCACATTTGTGAGGATGCGGTCATCGTTCCTAGCGATCTGTTCGACTATCTTCTGCATCTGGTTCATTAAAGATGCATCGGTAGTCCAGTCTCTAACGAAATGATTATACATCCTTCCGAATGCCTGCACAACCCTGGTCATTTCGCTGATTGTGGTCCCGGCAGGCTGATTGTCAACGCCGTTATAGTTTCCGACGTTGGTATCTAGCTCGTCTGTGTAAAACTGTCTCGCAGACAGGGATCCGCCCTAACTCGAGAACAGTGTCTTAAGATTGTTTGTTGTGTTGAGTATGCCTGATTTGAGCAGCTTGTCAACGTTTTCCATAGGGACGTTGGATCTAGCCGCATTAAAAACTTCTGGGTTTATGTAAGTTCCTTCATATTTTGTAATTGCCATTTAGTCACCTTTATTTTTTATCTGGTACTCCGTGTTCTAATTTCCATGTCAGATCTCCGATGCTGCCCAGCGGATATCCGCTCCCTTCATTCTCTGTATTATTGGGCGAGTCGGCAGGGACAAATCCTTTAGTGAATTTCTGAGACTGCTTCTGCTCTTCTTTGAAAAGGTAAGGTTTGGCAGCCTTCAAACTGATAATCTGCTCATTCAGACCGGCGATTGAATCGTCAGCTATCTTTGGGTCTGATAAGTCCAAAGCAACTTTGATAAGTTTCACATCGTCGACATTGCGTATATTTGCTGAGATCAGAGCCTTTTCAACGATTGAATCCACCTGCATCTTTTTGATCTTAGCTTCGTAGTCTGCAGATGTCTGTTTGTTCATCTCCTGCAGCTTTTTGATTTCAGCTTTATAATCATCTCCGCTTGCAGTCTTTGCAGAAAGTTCTTCCAGCTGTTTGTCTCTTGCAGAAAGTTGTTCATCTAACTCTTTTTTTCTAGCATTAATCTCATCAAAACGGGATTTCGGGATCCAGCCCTTCAGTTCATCATTAAAAACACGTTCTATTGCAGCCGACTATTCTTCAGTTAGTCCGAGATCTTTGAATTGGTTTTTATCCATAATTAAACCTCATTTATCTAGCTCATTTGTCACACAGTTTTGTCTGGTTTGCTAGTTGCTGTTACGCACAGCCTGCGATATGCATAGATAACTGTTTAGAATGATTTAATATGTACTTTTTGTAGGATCTGTGGAGAATTTAGTCACTGCTGATGAGGCTCAGTCCCACAATGCAGTTTCAATCTCGCCGTCGACATCAAGATCCTCTACCGGATACAGTTCAAGAATCTTGTCATACAGAGGTATCTCAGCAGGCGTCTTGCCATCACTGAGAGCTGTTAGCACTTCTAATTTTTCATCGAGAAGCTCTAGGCTGCTGATATCGAAGAAGCGGTTTAGTAGAGTGTCAAAGATTGGGAAATACAGCTCTAAGACCTTCTTGTGTTTATCAAGAAGCACAATTTCATCAGCGCTGTATGGCTCATGTAGATCTTCTACTCGCATTCATTCCACCTTCTTCAGCATATCTGATATCAGCTTTTCCAGCTCTTTCACGAGCTCAGGCTTGTCTGCTTTTAGCAGCTCTACCAGATCTGACCTCGTTACACTTAAGGATCCGTAGTTTGCAAGAGTCTCTTTTATCCTGCTGTCAAACGACCTGTAATAAGTAACACCGTGCCCGCATTTAATAACTTCTCCCTGCATGTATCTACCGCCTGACAGGGCATCATATATATCTTCAAGCGCATTGACACCGCCGCCCATCGCGTTTCTGCATTCATAATCGATCCTATCCATCAATTCCCTCTTCAGTGCACTGTATTTCTTACTATATTCGCCAGGGCTTATGGATCTGGTGCGGTATGCCTTATCTAGTTCTGATGCTGTTTTTGCAAAATCATCTATAAGCTTGTTTTGAATTCTTGCAATTTCTGTATCATATTCCTTAAACAATCTCAGTATATCCCCTCCTATCGAGTCAGATGTGTTTTTAAACACGTCAATCAGTGACTGCTTAGATGTGCTGAAGAAATTTCCTGCTTTAGCTGGATCCACTCTGCAGTACATATCGATCAGATGCATTTCTTCATGCAGAGTCGTGTTTATTTGTCCTGTAAGATCGTTGCCTTTTAGTTTTGGTATTGTGAGTTTAGCCTCAATCAGGTCACCATTGGATTTAGACACATATGATACTGCAGAATCTTTGCCGTGAGACAGCTTAAACGGTACCCCGCGCTTTTCAATGCTCTCCAGTTTTCCCATGCTGTTGTACAGCTTAACTACATTAGGATCAGCGCCTTCCAGGTTATTGATATAGTCTATGAAGATCTGTGTATTCTTCCACTCAGATTTAGACGTTAGCGCCGGAGGGAAATTTTCTATTTTTAGTCTCTCAGCAGCCTGTTTTAGTTCAGGTGCTTCCTTTGGAGGTTCTGCCCTGATGCCACTTTTCCATTCATCATATGTCTGCTCTTCTATCCGTTTCGTTCTCCCCTTATCGTTGCGTGCAGCTCTTTCTTCCTGGATGCCGGTGTTGATATATGGGACAAGCACACACCTGCACCACGGATGCAGGGGAGGGACGTTGACGGCAGCACTCCACTCCTCCATCGTGTAAACTTTGCCGTTAAGGGTGCCACATGTCTGGCACGTGGTCTCATCAAGCGATGCTACAAACTAAAACTGTTCAACTCTGAGTTCCTGAAAACACTCTTTCTAAGCTACGGATGCAATATGGGCTTCTTCAGTCTGCAGCAACCTTGCTGCTGATGAAGCACTGCTTTCCATTGTCTTAGACAGCGATTTGACGGCCTCGTCTACGCTTTTGTTACCTATCACCATGCTGTCTATCTCTTCTCCCATGGCATGCAGAAGTTTTTTCTTGTCGGTCCAGAGCCTGTCTGAGTAATTGGATTCGTCCCTTGCCCATTTTGCCTGCAGCGCTGCAGAGACCCTTCTTTCATCTATTCTGGAAATTGTTGCTCCTATGTCTGTTCCTTTTTCGATTTCATATGCTGTTTTGTAAAAAGTATCTTCATAAGAAGTGGAAAGCAGTTTTGTAAACTTTGTCTGCTTCTTACCTGATAACACTTCTATTTTCTGCCTGCACTGCAGAGCTAGCATCTGATAACGGGTCATCTGCTGCCTTATCGATGCGTTCTACAGCTAGTTTATCCATTCTGAATCTGCACCTGCTTTTTTGGCAAGGTCAACGTATTCCTCAAGAGTCAGCTTAAACTCCTGCATCTCCCCTGCATTGAGGATCTTCTGTGCATCACGGAATGTGAGATTGTTGTTTGTTGCAAAACGAGAATAAAATGAACGTATCGTGCCGTCTAAATCTGAGAGAGCTTTGCAGTAAGTAGCCGACAGATCCTTGGCTGCCCTGCTTACTATTTTATTCCTTGCAGACTCTAACGCTAGGAACCGCTTTGCCCAATATTCATCATTCTTCATCGTAGACACCGAACTGCTGCAGGCTCGCGTTCTTCTCAGCTTCATGCTGCTCAATCTCGCCGTCGACGTCGTCTATGTCAGGATATAGCTTGATTGCGGTCTTGAGGGTGATTATACCTGCTTGGTATGCTTTCACAATGCCGTCGATCGCTTCTGATGTATTGACGATAGTATCTCTGTTGAAGATAATCGTTGTAGGAATGTCAAAATAGCTGCCTTTTCCGACATCGAGAAGGTACGTATCAACAAACCACAGCAGCTGTTTCAGCGATGCTTTGAAATGTCTCTCTAATGTGTTTGCATCTAAATCTATGTCATTATACATCGAAGCGATGTTTGCACGATTTGCGTTGCTGCCGATGCGGTCGTCTTTAGCATCATAGCCTCTTGCAACTTTGATCAGCTGGTCTCTTGATTCTTTGAGAATAGCCTGATAATTTGCAGCTTCTACTGTTGTTGTCAGAGTCTTCAAGTCTCCGTCCGAATCAACATTGATGATCCTTGCTTCCATGATCTTTGCTCTTGCTGCAGAAGGTTTCTCATCTCCGTAGCCTTTGAGGACAAGAATGCTGCGGCCTGAGTCTTCTTCCATGGCGTTAGCAAAGTCTGAAAGCATGACATTGATGTTATCCTGCAGCGATTTAACACGAGATAGAAGAGGCTGCTCTGCATCATTGCTGCGGAATGCAATCAGAGGAATGCGTTCCCAGTTCTTCGCTCCTATTTCTTCTTCAAGGCCGTCATTTACAACATATATGCGCTGATATGGGGTGTGAGACTGTAGAAGGTAGCCATCGTTCTCTTTTCTGTATATCTATACTCCGTCTGTGCTGTATACTTCGCACATCTGCACGCATTTATTAATGCCATCTTTCAATTCTACGACTGAATATACACGTATTGCAGCAGTAAGAACTTTGTGCTCCGTGTCTGCCCATAGTGGACAGATCTCCAGAGGAGAGATACGTCTGAACTTCAATGCGCCTTCATCGTAATAGGGATGCAGCCAGGCTATTCCGCAGTTGATTGCATCATGTGCTAGCTACGTGAATATGAGGTTCCAATCATCGTCAAAAATAGTGGAAAGCAGTTCGTTGTAAACATCATTCTTCGACTGCCACACAAGAGGTTTTCCGCACGAGTAATTAGTTTTCTGATCAGTGACAATTGCATATTGATTATCAATTATTTTGTTATTTGGCAGATTGTTGACTTCCATCAGCTTCCCGTCTTCACCGATAGCAGTCCGCTTCCGCTTAAGAATGTCATGTTCTCCTCTGTAGTATTTGTCTGCAGTGATCATATCTGCTCTTTGTCTGGATATCTCCCAGTCTAGTATGTACCTCGTTATTTCTTCCTATGTTAACATCATCCTACTCTCCATGATTTCTTCTTGTTCAAATCCATGATTGCATATCTCAGCGCATCTAATATGTGGTTATCAGAATCTTCCGGTTCATTGATCTGCTGTCCGAATCTATCTGTCTTCCAGCAGTAGTTCTCGATCTCTGTCTGTGTGTTAGTGCATCTGGGATGTATTATGATCTTATAATCCTGCACCAGCTGTATGCCATACATGATTGAGTCAGGTCCTTTTACCGCCCCTGTAATTCTATACAGTCCTAAATCCCTGAGCTGATCAATGCTCTTGGGCTCCTGGCTATCCGCGACAATTCTCTCTTTGGTATAGCCTCTGCTGCAGATCCATTTGTATATTGCGCTGTTCTGCATCTTACGCTCATACATCTCATCGTACACGTAGATGACACGCTCAGTCTAGTCGACAAGAGCTGCAGAAAGTGCCGACGGATCTGTTGTATAACCGAAATCGAGCCCGAATGCAGAACTCACTCCTTGCTTCTGTCTGATTTCGCTGACATCAAAACTGCTTATTTCCCAGTTTTCGTAGACAAGCCCCTCTGGTATTCCCCAGTACCCAAGACCTGCAACCTTGAAACGCCTTGGATTTCTGACTTTCATTCTTTCAAATTTAGCCAAATCTGCAGCATCCAACCATTCATTGCACATGTAGTTTGTAGTTTTCGCTAAAACATGGGGGTCATCAATGTCAAAAAATCTTGCTTTTATCCAGTGCCTTTTGTCCCAAGGATTAAATGTTAAAATCATCTGTTTGTATAGGCCTGTCTCTGGCGGTATGTATCCCCTGATGCTTTCGTCGATCATGTCAAAGTCGGCTTCGTTTTTGATCTCATAAGCCTCCTCGATCCAGCACCAGCATAAGTATCCTTTCGACACGTTTATGGAAGCAATCTTCTACGGATCATCCATGCCGCGGAAGTAGATTTTCTGCCCGGTAGGGATATATTCCATTTCCAGAGGGGAGACTTTACATTTCCACAGATGCTGCACTCCGAGACGGTAGATTACCCACTTGAGGGTTTCATAGCACGATGTCCTCAGTGTATCCGCGACTTTTCTGACTACGAGAGTGTTCGCGTCAGGATACTGCATCATCTTGATAATAATCTTGTAAGCTGTCGTTACCGATTTCTTTGAGGCACGGCTGCCTTTCAGGACAACATACGGCTGCTTCGAGCGCCAAAAGTCATCATAACCTCTGCCGATCATCTGACGCGTAGAATAGCATGTAGTAGGGCTTATACACTCAGTCATGAGTATCCTCAGATGCTGCAGAGATGTCGTCAATGATTGTGATGGCTGGCATCGAAAAATTCACATTCTTTGTAGGATCTTGGTCAGACATCTTGACAAGCCAGTCTGCTGCAGCAACTGCATCTCTGCCGGATCCGTAAATCGCGATGCGCAGTATGTTGAGCACTACTGCCTAAATCGCTGTCAATTTTTTATTCTAAGATCGTGTCAGCTGAACCATGCTTGTCAGCTACTGTATCCATATCTTGTCCTGTGCTATCTGCACATTAAGTCCTTCGGTGACTGCAGCGCGGAAGTCTCTCTTTTCAGCTCTTGCTTTCCCTGATGCTTTGCCGCCTTTTTTCGCGATTTCCCTTTGTTCCTTCTTTGTTCTCTGGTTTAGAGGGATGAGGTTGCTGTCTTCCGTCACGGCGATCACTCCGGTGTAAATCATTTAGAATTAACTGTTGTATTGTCTGTGCTACAGGTGAGCCTTGGATAAGTTTCACAGCCTGGACTATATCGATAGTCAATCTAGGTAAGCGCGAATCTGTTTTTATCTTCCCACGCATCGACCATCTTCTATGCTGTTTTTGCAACAGGAGAGCCAATGGGGCACTATTTCAGTTCGTTTACTATTCTTTGCAACCATTCATCGTTGTATTCAGCCATAGTATCACAATCAGTATAATCTACTACCAAATAATCATATCTTATTTGGAATCAGCATATTTTTTGCTGTTTATCTGTGATTAAATATATTTGATCTATCCAGAAAGCATGAGTCTACAGTGCTCTAAGTAATTGACATGATTATCGGTGATCAGTAGCTTTCATCTAAGTCACCTACTGTGCAGCCACTCAACAACATCTTTTTTGACACGTTCTAAATCTTCATCTACTGGCTTGGGTATGCAGATCTGGCTCGATCCACACGTGTCTTTTACTTGGATGTTTATGCCACAGATTGTCTCAATTAATGTCAATTCTTCTTCAAAGACATATCCATTGACTTTAGTCTCGTAATTTATGATTTTCATTTAGTATATCTCCATCCTTATGTGCTCTTATCATTATTCTCATACCAATCATCACGAATACAGCCAGCAACATGGGTAATGATAAGAATAATATCTGGCTGTGAGAAATCATTACACATATTCCAATAGCAATCATTACCCATGGGAGTCCAAAGAGCGCTACGATCTCATAATCTTCGTAAGTGAGCTTTTCGTCTATCATTTTAGTACCTTATCTATCATGGAATCATATGATTTGCTCGCACCGTATTGAGAGTTGATTCTAAAGTTTGTTTCAGATCGTATATTAATTTTAATCCGTAGTCTGTGAGGTTCTCAATATTATAGCACATCACCTGTCCAGACGTACAAGTATCTTGATTGATTGAGCCCGGATCTGCGTTTTATTTTTACATAATCAGCTTCCATCAGCATATTTGCAATCTGACGTGCAGTTGGTAACGGATGCTGTCTGTCTCCCCTCGGCTGCCAGATTCTCTGATAAATGTCTTCAGGTGTGAAAGGCTGATGAGTCTCTATCCAGATCTGATACGCAGTCTCTTTGATCAGGTCTATGTGAGCACTCATCTACTCTTCACCTTCAGTGTATATAGAACTCTTTCCCTACGGTGTGCAGATTGATTTTTAAGCTCAACAAAATCATGTGAGTTTTCAAGAACTGTTGCGATCTGTCTCGGACTTGGTAACAATCCTCTCTGTTTAGTCTTTATGCCATGTATCCGCCAATAAATATCAAGAGCACAGAATGCTGAGTCTGATTCGCTGCAGTGTTTCTGCGCTGCAACAAGGATCTTTGCATGATACGGACTTGCTATGGCTGATGTTCTCTTCTTGATTTCAAGATCATCCACAAGGCGCATAATGTGAGCTTCTACTCTGCTCTGACTGATGTTGAGTTCTATTCCTTCTGCAGCGTACTCTGTGTTGAGACAATATGCTATATCTTTTACCGCTATATGGTCATCAGAATACAGCTCTTTGATACGCTGGATCAATTCAGGAGAATCATACAAGTCATACGGATCAACCACCTGAGAGGAAGGACTCATAGAATCCCTCCAGTGGTGCTTCTTACTGAAACGAATAAGCCGGAAGTCTCAGTAAGAGTGGGCGATAACAAAACAATTTGGAGATGTGATGCTATGCCCACAGTCCAATATGCTTTGGGTGTAAATATACTTACGTATTTACACATTAATTATCACCAACTGTTTCTGATTTTATTGCTTCGTCAAACCAAGTCCATGCTTCTTTAGTATCATTAAAACCGCATTCGCACAATGCATCTTTCCATCCCGGGATCGCCCAAACGCAAAATCTTCTGTAGCCGTCTTCTACGAAAAATTCAGTACGGCGCCGCATTCTTTCCAGCATGAGTTTTCTATTCTCAGATTCATATTCTGACGTCTCTTTTGAGTCTGATCCTATAAACTTCAGTTTGATAGACTCATACTGCCGCAGTTGCTTAGTTGACTCTGATGACAGCGATTCAATCTCTGACTCTATTATCGCCAGCCGAGCCTTCTTTGCATCAATCATGCCGTGTGTCTCAATAACTACATCCAGTACAGACCTGAGAATTCTAGAAAATTCCCCGGGATTTTCTGCCTGAAACTTATTGTATGCTTCTTTCTGCCTGGGAGATACCGTAATTGATATCCTTTCGGCTCTTTCTTCACCAAATAATCTTGGTCTTGATATAGTATCACATCTCCATTACCTTATCAAATTTTGTGTATATATTAGTTTGTGTATTTGTGTATTTTACAATCTGATGATAAGAAGAAAAATAAATGTATTCGGATATCTTTGGTTGAATTATGAATGAAGAAGAATGTGGAACTATTGAAATGATTAAGAAAGGACAAGATGGAAGGTTACCAGCTAAAAAACTAAGCCCATCAAAAACAGACTCAACCTCACAAACGACTCAAAAATGATGTGAGAAATATTAAAATCTTAGCAGAGTGATATGGAGTACATGACGGGGATTGTACCTGTTTCTGAGTCTATTGAAAAAAGAAGTCAAGACGGTAGATTACCTGCTCAAAAGTTAATGCCAAGAACAAACACGCAATCTGAAGATAAATCACAGAAATAA